TTGTTCGACTTACTGCTGTTGTAAATCAAAGCCCCGCGACACGTCAAGGTCACCCCTGTAAAAACAGCAGGTGAAACGAAACTCAAGTATGCAATAACGCCACTGGTTGCTACGCCCACATTGGTGAGTGTAATCCCTCCCAATGGGTAGTTTGTCCCACTTGTGGATACTTCGCCAGAAGAAGTATAAACAGTGGTTGTGGCTCCGAGTGTGGCAGCGCTGGTGTAAAGCGCAAGCTTAAAGGTGTCACCGCCCACAGCGGAAAAGTTATGCACGCCTTGAGCAAGCTCTTGCTTAAAACTTGTGCAGGGGGTTTGAACGATAGCCATTAGCCAGTCACCGGTACTCTAATTTGACCTGAACGATAAGCATCCTGACGCTCTTTACCGTCGCCAAGCTGTTTCAGGAGATTCATGGCCTCTGCGTATTTAGCTTCAACATTGGCTACAAGGTCTTGTTCACCTTTGTTAAAAAGATAGGCCTCACGAAGCGAACCATAGAGCAACACTGAGTCAAAATTATCGCCAAGCCAGGACTGCCCTGCGGTCACGATCGACTCAGGATAGTAGAAGTAGTGAAGTTCGACGGTATAAATCGCATCGGGCGTCGGACCAAGAATAAAGGTCAACTCTCTAGGAGCACTGTAATCAGGGCCAAAGAGCGCGTAATACTTGGGGATAGCCGCGTAGGTCGGAGAGGGGTAGACCTGACGGATGTAGTTGACGTCTTTGTTCAACAAGTACTCATAGTCGCCATCATCATTGACCACGGCCATGCTGTACACCGACAGAAAATCTGAGGGGCATTGCAGGTATTTATTGTTAGCAGTCGTCAAACCCGTCGAGTTTCTACGCAAGCTTGGGATCTGAACGCTGTTATAAATCCTCTGCTCAGCCTGCTTAATGAAGTTATCGACGTTCGTTGTTGAAAACGTCGTCTCCATGTAATTCTGAATCTGGGTTACAAGCTCGGAATAGGTCATGACAGGCTCACCGTAACATTGCCTAATTCAACATCCAGCATGATAGCCTGTGCGGGCGTTTCTGGCACCATGCCGACCGAGGCAAAAAACGAATTGCCTGGGGCTCCCAGGTAAATCGTTACAGGCTCTATAATATCGGGCCTTGGTTCGTAGATGGCAACCGCATCACCTGCTGTGCGAATCGGCTCAAGCTGTGGATGCTTGGGCTCGTAGCACTCAGGGCAAACCTTAAATCCCGTCCACTCCTTGCGAAGCACAAGGTACTGGTAGCGCTGGCCACATCGGTCACACAGCGCTAGGGAGTATTTGCCAGAGGCATAGCCGCCCATGATCAGTAACTCTGCACATCCGGCGTCAAAAACACACTGGCACGATCACGGTCCTCGGCAGCAGCGCGGAAGAACTCCTCTTCGTAGAAATTCTTCAGCGTGCCGATGCGCTCAGGCGCACGCTTAATCGCGATGTAGTAGGCAAGCCCCGCAATAAGGGCAGGCAGGAAACGGAAAGAGATATCCGCTGTGTTGGTTGCCGCACCAACATCCTGTATACGACGGATGCCGTAGTACCTAAAGGTATATGTCTGTGCAGTATCTGGAGCAGGGTAGATGAAAAGCTCAGCAGGCACCGTGCGTTGCACATAAAACTGCGCAGGAGTTCCCGTTTGCAGTTTATTAGGCATGTGCAAGTACTCATTCTGGCTAATCCGATCAAGCGTAATGTCTTGCTGATTGGTGCCAGATCCTGTGCGTAAAACAGCAGACAAAACGTCCACCGTATCGCTAGGTAGCGAATACTGCGGGTCACCTGCCGTTAGCACCTGCTGTCGTTGCTCAATCGTCCAAAGATTTAGCCCTCGGTTGGCCCATTCGGCAAACATCAAGTTCAGGGAACGACTCGCCGTGCGAATATCGTACCCTGTGCGCACCTCCAGACCACATCGCTCGAAGGCTTCTTCGATGATGTCGTCAAACTGAAGGTTGAATGTCGCTGTGCCGGAGGTTGCCATCGTTTAGTCGCAAGCTGCTCCGCCCATGCGCATCTTCTTCACGCCTTTCATGGCCATGCGCTTGTGCTGATTGACCGCACCACCGTTTTTCATCATCACGGGACCGGTCTTGTCACTGGTTTTAGAGATCATTTTGTTCCTGGGGCCGCTCTCTACAGCACCACCGCCGCGCGTTGCGCAGCCCATTCCACGTCCAGCCATGATTACTTCCCCTTCTTCATTTTGGTGGCCATACCGCCCTTCTTCATGCCATGCTTGGCCCCAGGCATCATGCTGCCATCAGGCATTTTGTGCATAGCACGACCCTTTGTGTCGGCTGTCTTGCGCTTCATGGCACGGCCTTCTTTATCAGCCATGCCCCCTTTTGCGTAACCTTTCATCATGATTTCTTCACTCCTTTTGCGGTTTTTGCGGACTCCTTGAAGGCTTTTGCCGTAGGAGCGCCTTTGGTGCCGGGTTTGCGCATCTTCTCGCCTGATCCAGCCGCGATCCGTTTGCGTTTTGCCAAAATATTGGCGTATAAACCGGGTTTAGTGGCCATCGCTATCTTCCTTTTTCCGCGAGGGCATCAATCTTTGCTTCAAGCCGTTCAAAGCCTGAATCAAACCGTTCCATAATTCTTTCAAGGTCCGCACGAACCTCTGCACGAGTGATGTGATCACGAGCGATTTCCTCCCTCGTTCTATTAAGCAGAATTTGAATGCGCTTCTGCTCGTCGTGGTTCATTTTAATCATGAACATTACCAAAGCCACAAAGAAAGACGTGACCAGATTCCAAACGATAACACCGGTGTCCATCTAACACTTCCATCGTCTTCGAGCTTGTCTGATGCGGCTGTTGGGATCTTTGGCCGCTTCCGGGTACATCTTCATCTGACCTGCCGACCGAGCGCAAAAAGACTTTCTGCGTGCAGCGTCCTTGGGGCCTGGGTTGTCCGAGGTGACGGCGGTCTTAAGCTTACTGCCAGGATTGGCCTTGCGGTAAGCCTCAACACCCTTTTGCGTCATCCCGGCACCCTGCTTAGTCGGCCTAAAGTTTCCACTCTTGACCGACGTCGCAATGCCCATGCCCTTGGACTTAGCCATTACGCTGCTGCTCCACCTTCAAACAAGAAGGTTGCCGAAGTAATCTCAGCGGAACTGAACGTCACATGAACGCCGTCTTCAAATAAGATGCCCATGTCAGGGATGATCAAGTCCTGAGATCCCGCAGAAGCAGGTGTGGTCATGGTCAACTTGACCGTGCCTCCTGATCCGCCGCTGCGTAGCGTCAGCGTTGCAGGCGTCGCGGTGTGCGTAAAGTACAAACCGATAAGACGCGTGCGCCCGTTGATCGCCGTCGCAGTCGTGGTCTTTTGGACCGACTGGATATTACTGAAGCTCATGTGAGCCTCCTATTAGACTAGGTCGCGGGCCTGGAGATAAAGGACCGTCACTGTCGCAGCACCTGCGGCACCGTTACCGTTCTGGGCGGTGAAGTCAGCAAGTACCTGGATGTCCGTGGTTCCAACGTCAGTGGCTTCTGTGTCCAGCGTGCCGCGCGTCGTACCAGCACTCTTGACACTGGTGCTGGGGATGAAAGCGTCTGCATCGGCAGAGGTTCCCACAACAACAGTTGCAGTCCCTGTATCGTCGTTTGCAGTCGTGACGTTAAGGATGACGTCGATAATCTGCGAACCAGCAGGAATCGTAGCGACAACTTGGTCGGCAGCGGAAGCGCCGATAATGTCAATAACAGCCGATTGACCCATTACCACGAAACCGACATTTGCAACATTGGTGCCGACTGTCGTACCGGTGGTTTGGGAAATAGTACCGGCTTTAACTGGGCCGGAAAAAGTGGTCTGGGCCATGAGTTCCTCACATGCGATATCGGTACATCAGTCTGCATGTCGTCAGCCGGGACTGTCTGATGCACCGGGCTAACCCCGGAATAAACCTAGTATAAATAAAAAAGGGGGTTTTGTAACCCCCTTTTCTTGGTGCCGTTTAGGCTCCAGGCGAACCGAACATGCCTCGCGGATCCGAGAATCCAAACGAGTAACGCTCGCGAGCTTTGTACTTGACGTTGCCCGTATCGAAGTCGCCTTCGAAACCGGTACGCATTGCAACACGCTCGAACATCTTCATGCCGTTGGGTGCATCGGTCTTCACGAACCATGCATCGGGGTCGGTCAAGAAGTGGTTCACGGTATAGCCCTGAGGAACCATGCCCATGTTCTTGATCGCATTGATGTCGTTATCTGCTGTACCAACACGCAGCGTCGACTTCATGATGCGGTCTGCCGTAAACATGAGTTCTTTCGGGATGATGAGCTTCAGACCTTGAACAGCGATCTTCAGGCCACGTTCGTCGGTGAACGCAGCGATG